TTTTAAGCTGGCGCTCAAGCAATGCTAAGGTTGTACCTACGGGGGAGTTAGCTGACATATCGCTGATGTTCATATCTGCGATTGAGCCGAGTCTTCTGCCTTCGTCTGTGATCTGGTTCAAGAGAGCCAAGAGAACCTGAGAAGGTTCTTTGTATGGCAGAGCCATGATGTTCTCTTTGACAGAACCACTAGGCACATCTACATCACGGAACTCACCCGGCTGAATGGGAGTGTCATCTCCTTTGATCCGTAGTCCCCGAGTCTTCAAACCTCCGGGCAGGTTGCTCAAGGTTCCAGCATCCACGAGTTGACGAATGATAGATGTACCCGCACGGGCATAACCACCGATCAGGTGGATAAGACCAAGACCATAAGCTCCAAAGCCGGGCACGTAGGTGTACTGGACAAAGTGCTGGCGCTTGAGTTTATGTTTGTCGTCTTCATCCCAGTTTCTGCGGATGGAGAGAATCTCGGTTGTACCGCGCTCCAAGGTAATGACGTAAGGAAGAGCAATGCCGTCTTCATCTTCATAACCGGGCAGATCGTAATCTACGTGGATCTCATAGATCTGGTAGCGGTCGTCGTCATTAAGGTTGTAGCCCTGATCCTCAGCTTTCTTTTTCTCCACGTCAGTGTAGAACTGAAGAGGTTCTCCAAGTTCTTTGTCTAAGTAGAAACCCGATACTTGAAGCTTACGGATATCATTTTTTGTCTTGCGCATGATGTGAGTCACACGCTCGGATGTCATGGCGCTTGAAGCTCCGTAAGGAATAATCACATCTTCTGCGGGGATGAAGATAGAAGCTTGACGGCCTAAAGAAGGATCGTAGTAGACCTTTTTAAAAGCTGCGCCAGCCAGACCTAGAGAGTACAGAAGGCGTTCATGCTCTGGTCGATACTCAGGCATCCCTTCCGTCAATCGATAGTTCATGTCATCTTTGACACGCTCCGCCGCCTCTTCTTTAAGTTTATCAATTGCGCCGATGATCTCGGTTTTAACCGGGCCTTGAGCAGGGAACGTCTCAATGATAGTCTCGCTTTGGAACCGTACAGCAGCTTCTGTGAGTACCGTTGAGAAAACACCGCAAGCACCGAGCCACGGTTCAGTACGCTCTTCATACTTCATCCCCAGAACATCTAATCCCTTGACATACATCTCCACCCAGTCTTTTCGGGAGTTAACGTCTGTGTCTACCATTTCAATCAGATCGCTGGCAATCTTTTGGAGTTCACTGTCATCCATGTACTCTGCGAGGTTGTCTGAGAAGTCTTCTTCTTCAGTCTCTGGCATGAGGTCAATCTCCATGCCGTCAATACCAATCTTGACACCTTCAGGGTTGACAATCTCAATCTCCATTGCCGGGGTATCGTCCATCTCCAAAGCGTTTAAACCTAATGGAGCTTGGCTCAGTGATTGTTCAATGCTCATAATATTCCTTAGTAGTACTCTACTTTTCTACGGGTGTAAAAAGGCTCATCTTCTTCATCAGAATCGATGGAGATAAAACCTCCCAAGCGAAACCGCATCAAAGCTTGACTGCTTGAGTCAACAAGGTCATCATGATCTCCATTGGGGAAAGAAGCCAGCTCATCCATGACTTCTTCAGCCCACCGGGTCTCAGGACACCACACCATGCCAGATTCAAACAAAGCAGAGATAGCGTTTACACGCGATATCTTATCGTTTCCTTTGCCCGGCGTATACTCCGCGACCGGAATTCCCATCTTTCTCATCTCGTAGATCAACGGAGCGCCTGCTGCCCGCTTCTCAACGATCAAAGTGTCAGGTTCATATTCCCTGTAGATCTCTAAAGCCTTGCGTTTTAGATCAGGGAACTCCATGCGTTCTTTGAATGCGTCTAAAAGGATGATGTTTGCTTTCAAATCACCATTCTTGTTGGGATGCTGGAAGACACCCCATGTAGTGCACGCAGAATAGTCTGCGCGGTTGTTCTTTTCAAACGCAGTATCCCAAGATTGAATGATGTATTCGCACTCAGGAGGTCGTTTTTCCTCCCAAATCATCCAATGTTCACGCTTAATGATCGCGCCTTCCTCGGATGTGGGGTTTTGTTGGTACTGCGCTTCCCATTTAGCGACTGGAAGTTCGGCTTTTAGGGCTTCTAGGGCCGTTTTAGACCAGAATCCGGGCCATAAAGGGTTCCCATTGGGCATAATTGCCGGGAAATCAATCACTTCCCACTGATCTACGCCATCTTTGTCGGAGTTTTTGAGGATTTGGCCTGTTAAATCCCTCTTAGACCACCGAGTCATCACAATAATGATGGCCCCGCCGGGCTGTAAACGCTGCCGAGGGCCAGATGTAAACCATTCATAGACCCCATCAAACACGGCAGGGTTAGCTTGCTTGGCTTCCTGCTCAGAATGGGGGTCATCAATGATTAAGAGATCGGCTCCTTTACCTGTGACAGCACCCCCGACACCAATAGCGAAATAATCACCACCCATGTTAGTGTTCCAGCGACCTGCGGCTTTTGAATCGCTCGATAGCTTTGTATTAAATACCTTCTGATACTGCTCTGATGAAACAAGATTCCTAACCTTTCGTCCAAAACCTGTGGCAAGCTCTGCGGTGTGTGCAGTCTGAATGATCTTCTTATGAGGAAACTTTCCCAGAAACCACGCAGGCAACAGGAAGGAAGCAAACTCAGACTTGGTATGCCGGGGCGGCATGTTAATGATCAGACGCTTAAGCTCCCCGTTAGCTACCCGCTCAAAAGCATCAGACATGATCTTGTGATGGGATCCCGATATAAAGATAGGCCACATCTGCGTCACGAAGTATAGAAAGGACTCCTTGCTGCGTTCTATTTTATCCATTTCCAGCAAAGCCTGAATCTTTGCACGGTTCTCAGGAGAAGCTTTGGGAACCATCTCCAAGTACTTCTTAATCTCTGCGTGGGTGAGGAGACTCATAGTCGTACTACAGCCTTTACCGAAGTGTCCACTAACTTAATTGCATGGAACTTATACGGTTTAGTCACGATATGCCCGTCAGTCCTTAACCGATGAACAATCCTGTGGATGTTTGACTTAGATTTCAATCCAATACCCTTGGCTATAACTTCATAAGACGGAGACACACCATGCAACCTGATGTATGCACGGATGAAGTCTAATACTAACTGCCTACGTTTACTCATTATCTGAGTTTAAACGCAAACACGAACGTTCGCAATACCTTTTCTGAAAATATATATACCCCCGGGGGTGGACGATTGGAAAGACAAGGGGGGCTTTCCTGTGGAATGTATTTGGGTGTGTGGATTAGAGCGTATACGCGGGAGGGGTGTCATGCCACGCCAAGTGGGGGTCGGGTACGGGTGGGGGTACGAGTATGCCCACGTTTAAACGCCCTGCGCATCTACTGGCATCCTCTCGTGTAAACGCTTGGCATCTACGTCTAGCACAGAAGCCTTGCCCTGCTCTAGTAACTTAATGTGCCCTGCTAGTTCACGCTTCAACTGATCTGCGGTGATCACTGCCTTGTCTTGTACGTCTGACGGTGTAAACAGTCCTGATGCTTTGCCTAGCAGTTCCAGTGCTTTTAATTTAGTACCCTCTTGCTTGGCTTTCTTGCTTAGTGCTAACAGTCCCTTAAGAACATACCTCTTGCTTGCGGCAAGGTCTTCGCTCAGGTGTTCTGCTGTCTCCTCCCAAGCTTCTTGGAGTATGACTTTGATCCTTGGATCATTCATTAGCTTGTTTGCTGATGCACTAATACTTGCATCGCTTCCAGTGTCGTTGCCATATGCATCTCTATATGCTTGGCGTAGTGATTTCCCCTGTATAACCCCTGTAGTAAACAGTACTTGCCGAGGGCTTAGAGGCTTGGGTCTCTTTACATCTGATCCCTTATGTTCACCATCCTTTCTTCTCTTAGGTCTCTCTGCGCTATGGGCTAACTGTTCCGCTTCGCTAAGGCTCTCGGGGCTTTCATCATCCTCGACAAAGTCATCCTCCGCCATCGCTTGCTCCAGTTCCGCCTTGTACTCAGCCTTGCTTGTCTTGCCCATGTTTAAAC